GAAAGAATGATCGTGGCATATACGACGATGCAATCATATTACTTTCTCCTTCTGTTCACGCTACTTTCAACGCAAATACTGATCCATCGGCTTTTAAGAAAGGTATCGCGGTTCTTAAAACGGGTGTTCATAGGTATCGCAAGGGCAATCATGGTATCAGTAAACCCGGAGGTGGCTACCCAGCGTTGCGACCTGCTAACGCAAAAGAAGAACTGCCTGTTACGCGAGATGGTGAGGGCGATTCTATGGGGGTAGCAATTAACATCCACAAAGGCGGATACAACTCAACAAGTTCATTGGGCTGTCAAACAATCTACCCCGCCCAATGGGATGGGTTTATTAACCTTGTATACTCTGAAATGAGAAGATACAATCAAAAGACAATACCGTATCTTTTAGTAGATCAAGTATGAAATTTATACTCACCATAGTTATATTTGTTCTTGCTGGATGTGCTATGCCTCCAGTAGCCGAGCCAGAGTTTGCAGGCATCTACAAAAACGCTTGTTTACCCGAAGCAATAGCAATGACGCAAGCACTCAAGAAAAGCGATATACAAGCCCGTGTGCTGCGAATAGAGACCATAGAGTGGGCGCATGCAGTTTGTGTATACCTTTACCCTACTGGAGCAAATAAACTTTATGTGTGGGACAGCTATTGGAAAAGCGTAAATCTCCGCGCATGGTACAATGATCCTAATAGCATTGCGATAGAATGGCTGAACTACGCTCACCCAAAAATTTCTCTTGTCAGTGCAAGTTTCCTTGATTAAATTATCGTAAACGATAAACATTATGAGTTGCTCCAAATCTAGAAGTTCTAAATGCAATCCCTGCGGCCCAAGCGAAGACGCGATGAATGCAATCGCAGAGAGGGCAGCTTACTATGCTAGAATCGCCCAATACGCAGCGGATCAAGTAGCTCAATTTAACACAGTTTACTTGGGAGCAAAAGCAACCGCGCCAACAGTTGATAATTCTGGTAACGCTCTAATCGTCGGCGCATTGTATTTCAATACTGCATCAAACACGATGTTCGTATGGAATGGAACCGCTTGGCAAGCACTGTAATAACCAAAAAGCATTATGACTCCATGCACACCCGCCCCTCCTTGCGAAACAGATTATCCATTATTCTGTGAGCCGCTTGAAACAACTAGCACAGCTAAGGCTTTTGTTGTTGAGGATTCTCTGTTTTGCCAAAAGCGATTGACTGGCACAGATGGCAGTATTCCGATAGTTACAGATGGATTTATCAAGTTTACTCAAGCTGTAAGCACAAACACCCCGAATACTATAGTCAAAAGGGATTCAACTGGCGGCGTTGCGTTCTCAGTAATTAGCGGAACTGAATTGCTTTTAAACAACCCATCAGGGGATACTCGTATTGAGGTTGGAGGAACGGGAAATGTTTACATGGATTTAAAAAATCCAAACTCGGATGACTACGACCTTCGACTTCAAGCAACTGGAGCCACCCCAAGAATCTTTACTAACGCAGCCAATCTTCAAATTGATGGAACGAATGTAAATCTTCAGTCAAATACAAACGGAAATGTTGGCATAGGAACTAACGCGCCAGCAGTAAAGTTGGACATCTCTCAATCTCAGGCGGCGCAAACTGCTGCAAGAATAATTAACGCCAATACATCGGGATCGGCTGCGGCTGCTTTTATTGCAACTCAAGGCGGAGTATCGGTTAATCTTACCGCAGAACAAAACGCGCAGGCTGAAGTGGGAACGTCTTCGGCGCATCCACTCATCATCAAATCAAATGATGTGGAGAGAATGCGTGTAACAAGCGCAGGTGATATCGGTGTTGGCATTACCGTGCCACTTGGTAATTTTCACGTTGCTGGATCAACGGCAAACGACATAGTTAGAATTACTCAATCTGGAGCGGGTGTTCCTTTGCGAGTAGAAGATGAGACCACCGATACAACGCCATTCATTGTTGATTCAGCAGGAAACGTAGGAATTGGAACTCCAAGCCCCACAGCAAAACTTCAAGTTGTTGGAGGTATTGTTAGCACCGATCCATCAGCAGGAATTGGATACACAACTGGTGCAGGAGGAACTGTGGTTCAGGGAACATCCAGAACAACTCCAGTAACCATCAATAAAATTTGCGGCTCAATAACCATGTTCAGCGCGGCAGGCTCAACATCATGGGCATCATTTACTGTTAACAATACAGTGATTAGTTCAACAGATACTATCCTGCTATCACATTCTGGGGGATCGAATAATTATATTTTTAGTGTAGGTAAAATAGTTGGAGGAACTTCTTTTGTTGTAAACTTCATATCTTTGCTTGGAACTGCTGTAGACGCTCCAGTAATCAACTTCACAATTATCAAATCAGTAACATCATGAGTGACTGCACAAACTGCCCACCTTGCGACACAGAGTTCCCGTTATTTTGCGAAGGACTCGAAACAACTACAGATGGACGTAAACTTGTCGTAGAAGATAACGCATCATGCCAAAAAGTATTGCTGGAACCAACTGAAGTTTCTGTGCTTCAGTATGACCAAAATAATGATGTTGCTTGGAAGAGTGGGTCGTTGACATCGCCCATTAAGCTACCAAGCCTTCAGCTCAATGCAGTCAATGTCGCGCCTAAGATCATGGTTCTTCAAGCTGATGGAACTGTAAGGCAGTGGCAACCTACCGATACTGGAGACAACTTCTTGGCTTACTGGGATGGAACTCAATGGAAGATAGGCAATCTTGCTTCACTGCTTCCTACTGGAGACGGGGTTGTGGTTAAAACTGGAAGTTCATTTTCACTTGCAAGTGGAGTTAATGGAGATTTTTTGCAAGTTTTAAGTGGCAACATTCAATTTAATTCCACGATTCCGGGCGGCATTCCAACTGGAACTGTCGTTCCTTTCGCAGCAAACTCTGCCCCATCTGGATGGGTTATTTGCGATGGTGGGTTGTATGGCAGAACGTCACTTGATACATCACCACAACCAAACTTGTTCTCTGTTATTGGCACTACATATGGAGCTGGAGATGGGTTGACAAACTTTGCGGTTCCTGATCTTCGTGGAATGTTTGTTCGTGGATTTGACAATGGAAGAGGCATTGACCCTCTTCGTGCTTTTGGAACTCAGCAAGCATATGGCATACAGTCTCACAATCATAATGGAACGACTGGCGGAGAATCAGCACACACGCATTCATTTAATGGAACTACTGGGGTTGATTCACCTGACCACACGCACACTTACATTAGGTTGAGCATATCGAATACTGGAAGTGATGCGCCAGATGGCACTGGTAAATCGTGGCCCGAAACAACGCCTCAAACAAGCGGCGCATCTACTCGACATACTCATACATTTGCTGGAACGACTGCAAGCGGGACTTCGCATACCCACTCAATTTCATCTGAGGGTATAGCTGAAACTCGCCCAGTCAACGTGGCAATGAACTACATTATCAAAACGTAATGCCAGCAGAAGGATCAGTATTTGATGGATTCACGAGCATAGTGGCGCAAGATGCCTCTACGCATCCCTCGTATTTATCAGAGTTCTATGTATCTGAATCGGTCAATAGGACGTTCAGAGGTGGGATAAACCGCACTCGTCCAAGCATACGGAATATCAATATTGTAGCAGGAGAGAACCAGATCGAAACTATCGTAAACGATATTCAGACTGGCAACTTCCAAGGCGCGTATCCATATCGCAGGACAACATACGAATCTGCTGATGGAATAGTAATATCGGTTTCTGGGGTGATTTACTTTCTTAAAATCGTAAACAATGTTGCTTACGCTTACAGGCTGCCAGTTCCCAATGGCTGGACATGGAATGATGGAAGTTTGATGCACACTTTTTTCGTGCAGGCTGAAGATCAACTCTACATCCAAAACGGATACCAGAACCCGATTGCATGGAATGGTGATCTTAATACAAATGCAGTAAGATTAAATCCATTCAACCGAGAAATGCCGATTGGCACTATCATGGAGTATGCCTTTGGGCGAGTCTTTGTATCTGATAAGTTCAATCAAATCTACGCATCTGACATTATTTACGGCAACGGGTTTACTGATACTACGAACACCCGTAGATTCACTGAAATAACTTATTGGGAATTGGGTGGAGCTTTCTCTACTCCAAGCATGATGGGAAACATCACAGGAATGAAAGTGATGCCCGAACTTGGTTTGAACCTTCGCGGCCAAGGTCAGCTTGTGGTCTTAACTGGCAACGGAGCGTTTGCAATGGATGTATCTATTCCAAGATCGCAATGGAATACAACTAACATCCAACGCATTTCATTGCTAGGGCGTGGATGCACAAGTCCGTATCTTGCCTTGGTGAATAGTGAGCTTTGGTTTAGATCGCACGATGGTTGGGCATTTTATTCAAATACTCAGTCTGAGTTCAATAGATATTTCTCTTTGCGCAAACTATCCAAAGAAGTGAATAAGTGGGTTGAGCGCGATACACCTTGGTTGAGGCAATTCGCGTCTACAGTTTTCTACGACAACTATCTCATCAGCACAGTTGCTCCACAGATTTCAAGAACATCCGCTCCGGGTTTGCATAGATACCATCGCGGGATGATCGCCCTTGACCTTGACCAGTCAGCATCGCCAGCACCAGATGCTCAACTGACTTTCCGTTGGAATGGGTTATGGACTGGAATAAGACCAACGCAAATGTTGTCTGCGTTGATAGCAGGTCAGAAGCGTGGATTTGCATTCTCATTTGATAAAGATAATAAGAATCGTTTGTATGAAATAACATCAGAGCAAACTGATGACTACGGGCCGAACGGGACACGAAAGATCGAATCATTCTTTACAACTGGCAGGTATGATTTCAATCGAAGCGGGGCTACAAACAAGTTCCTTCGCAAAAGAATTACTGGTGGAGAAATGTGGATGAGTGAGATCAAAGGCGAGGTGGAAAGCTCTGTTGAATTTCGCGCAGATAGTAATCCATGTTGGTCAGAGCTTAAAATTCCTACTACATTTGGTTGCAATCCATGTTCTCCAGTGGTGACTGAATGTGTTCCGCAGCGGGGTGGTAATCGCTACAAACGCTACAAGTTCAACACTCCAGACCCAAGTGAGTGCAATGACTTAGCAGGCATACCATCAGTGGAAGGAAGCGAGTTCCAAATCAAAATCAATTTGACTGGTGCAGCTACAGTTGATCGAGTAAGATTGATGGCAAACATTAAGAACAACGACGATTCGCCAGTTGGTGACTGCCCAGAAGAAAATCAAGAATGCGAACCATTTTCTTGTTGCCAAGAAAAATATTGGGAATACAATATCGTTAATTAAATTGTAATGGACAATCAAGATTCATCACCCGCGCTTATTTTCCCATCTGTTCCAGACGACTTCTGTCCAACTGGAAACTGGACTCAGATATTCCAACAATTTACTGATATTGTTTTGGCAAGTGGAACTGTGAATATCCCCGGATTGGCGGATGTCACTCCGCAGCAGATTCAAACAATCAACGATTATCTGTTGAACTTGCAGAATCAAATTGATGTCCTTGCCACTACACAAGTAAGGCAAGGCACAATCACTGGGCTTATTGCTCCAGATTCTACTGTTACAATCACTTTTGCAACGGCAATGCCAAGCGATAATTATACTGTAGCATTCACGCCTGTTACCAATACTTTTGGCACAGGATCAGCACCAATTTTTGCAGTCCAAACTGGATCGCAAACCATTTCTGGTTTCACAGTTATTATTGACCAGAACGTAGCTACAATAACTCAACTGGATTGGGTAGCAATCCACTCAGCATAACAACCAACCAAACAAACATATGACACCACTAAAAGGAACAGACCCAAAGCTAGTATCTGACGGAAGCCCAACCCGCGGAAGTATCCGTGAAGGTATGGGAAATATGAACCCACCTAATTCTGGCAAGAACCCATACTCCAGCGCACCTATGCCAAAATCTGGCAAGCCCGTTGGTGGAAAATAATTATCGGTAACGATAATCCCTATGGCTGATACCCTCGAAGAGATGGTAGAGCTTGTGAAGGGGTTCGTTGGTGATAGTGGCACTTGTTCAGATGACAGAGCCATTAAAGCCATAAACCAAGCAAGGCGACTACTATGGAATAAGCGTGGCTGGACAAGCATAGAAGAGTATGTCCAGATTTGTTGCGTGAATGATTGCTTCACGCTACCGAACCGATATGAGCAAATCAAACTTGCTTGGATCGGTAACGAATCCGCATCTCTAGCAGATGAATGGTTCAATGCGACCAACGCTTTCGCTCTTCATGCGGATCACTCATGCCATAGATTGATTACCGAAATCGGGGGGCTTCACGTTCTTTTCCGTGACTATACAACGCATCCATATCAACTAGGTATAATTGCGGAAGACGTAGAAGATGCAGGAACAGAGCTGATGTTCGAAGTGCAGGATCAATACGACACCTACCATAAAGTCAATCTATTCGCCGCACAGAGTCCAAACATTTCCAAGACTGACCTGCTAATCAAAGGGGTTCGCGCTGTATCCAAGCCAGTAACCAAGGGAAGGATTCGTGTGTATGCTTACGACATGGAGTTGCAAGCAAGAACGCTGATAGCAATCTATCAACCTAATGATGTAAATCCTACCTTTCGTAGATTCAAGGCTCCTAAGACTTGCGAGTGCATTACGCTCTACGCATCGAAGAAATACTTTGATTTGACCGATCCAAAGGAGTTGGTAGAGTTTATCCCAGACGCGATGATCTATGCTATCTTGGCATTGAATTCACGCGAGAACCGCAAGGCGCAGGAATTTATGAGCAACCTTGGGCTGGCCGTGCAGGAACAAGAAAAGGAGATGGAAGGATATGAGATTCCAACTGCCGCCCCACTACGAATTGCAAACTATAGCAGGGCAGATAACTTGATTGGGTCTGATTTACTTTCACCTTCACCAAACGACTACTTCCTATACCGATGACGCTAACAATCCCAGACAAGATTGATGCAAGAAACGTAGTTGGATATGGTGATCCAGACTACGAGCTAAACTTGATGGACTTGGAGATTTTAAAACTTCCTCCGAGGGAATGTCCCTTGATTCACAGGTTTACTCCGGGTATGTATATTCGGGAAATCTTCATGCCGAAGGATACGATTCTGACAACCCTACTCCATCTAACTACCCATCCATTCTTCGTGATGAAAGGTGATGTGACTGTCTGGTATCATGGCATCCCAGCTCACCGTTATAAAACGGGCTACAGCGGCATTACAGAAGCAGGAACAAGGCGTATGCTATACACTCACAAGGACACAGTCTGGACTACCTGCCATGTAACAGACTTAACTGATCCTGATGAAATTATTGACAGCATCACTTCAAGAGACTTTAATCCTCACATCGCCAAAGAAGACCCAAGGGTGCAAAAGTGGCGGCACAACCGAACCGACTTAATCAAATGAGATTCCTTCAACATCCAGAAAACTTAGTCAAAAACAAGCATCCGCAGATGTTTTTTACAAGCGGATTTGCTATTGCGGCTGGTGTGGTGGCTGTTGGAAGTGCAGCATATGGAGCATACGCAACATCTCAAGCAACTAAAGCTCAAGGTAGAAGCATGGGAAATGCTACGAAAAATTTTAAAAAACAACAGAAAAAAATTGAGAGTTTAATAATGTCAATTGATCCAACAATTAAAACTCCAGAATATAACCCAACAGCGGTTTCTGAAGATTTGGGGAAAAATTGGCCTGCATTTAAAAAGATAGCTAATGAGGACACTCAAAATACAATTAACCAATTAGAGAAAATACAACCCGGTTCTGCAAATGCAAGAGCGCAAGCAATGCAAGTCTTGGATCAATGGAAGGGTAATCTCGCAAATCAGTATGTCCAATTGCAAGATAAGCAACCATTGATTCAGCAACAGCAAGCAGCTATCTCAAGTATGATTGGCGGTCAACTTCCAGATGTAGTGCAGGAACAAATCAATCGTGCAATTGCAGAGAGAGCAGGAGCAGGTTTTAATCCAGCAACAGCAGGACGGGTCGGTGGATTCCAAACTGCACAAGCCCAATTAGCGGATCAACTACGTCAATCTTCTGAACAAAGAATGCTTCAAGGTTTACAACTCGCTCCTGGGGTTGTTGAGCAGCAAAGGGGAATAGCAGCATCAACACTTGCATTATCTCAAGGAGTAGGAGAATTAGAAAATAATGCTAAAGATTGGATGAGATTAGCTGCCGGATTTATTACAACTCCAACTCAAATGGCTGGAGTTGGAATTCAACTTGGTGGATTAAGAGAACAGGCATATGATAGACAAATGCGAGCGCAGCAATATTCAGTGGCTAACCAATTAGCGCAAGCAGAAGCCTTGGGCGGGGTGGCTCAAGGAACTTACGCTGCAAACATGAATCAAATCTCACAACAAAGTATGGCAGCACAACAAAATATCCAAGCACAAATGGGAGTTGGTCAAGCATTATCTGGTGCATTAAGTGGCGTTGGTGCGGCACGGCAAGCACAATTCGCGGCACAAAATGCAGGAGGATATGGAGGTTTAAATACAGCAACTGGATTCTACGGAAGTCAAGCTGGAGCAATGCAAGCAACAGGAAAACCAGCAAGTGCAATCGGATATTATCAACCTAAGGGTGGCGGTGGTGGATTCTATCCTTACTCATAAAAATTATGGCATTACCTATTTTACAACCCAGTTTTTTTGATGTTGGTGGTGGTCAAGTTGGGAATTATGGAGTGGCAGTTGGCCAATCCTTGCAACAACTTGGTCAGCAAGTAGGACAAGCCTTAGCTCAACGCGAACAACAGAAGCAAGCGCAGGAGATGCTGCCGTTCTTGCAACAGAGTATGCAGGAGTCGATGACACTTGCACAGACTGGTGATACTGCTGGAGCGTATTCAAAGATGATGGGTGTATTGGCATCCAACCCTAATTTGATGCAGAATAAAGCGGCACTTCCATTTATTGAAATTGCTCTTAAAGGAATTGATGACTCTGCTGCCGTTTACAAGCAAACACAGGAATACAATCAAAGGCAAGCATACTACGATAAAGTTACTGCAAATAAAACTGGTGGTGGCACACCATCACCAGATGCACCAAGATATGGGTTTGGAAATATTTCTTCTGTAGATAATGAAACCACCACACCATTGCCCGTAGACTTTAGTCAACTTGACGAAATGCCACAAACTACTGGTGCTGGAATGCCCGCATTTAATAAGCCTATTCAAGAAGGGACTCCAGCCCAACAAGCGGGGAGACAAAATGTTGAAGAAGTATTGACTCTTCCACCGGAACAACAGAAGCAGGCAACAATGTCGTTTGGTATTACCAACTTTAATCCAGATCAATATGAGGTGCAAAATATTGCTGGATTATCAAAGTATTTACCAGACTTTGTTGGATTTGCAGTTCCAAAAGAAACTTGGAAAGAAACAACAGCAACATTATCTGGAAAGGGTGAACTTAGCCGCAACTCAAAATTGACTGCTCCAGAAGCAAGAGAGAATTTTACAAAGGATGGCGGCACTAAAGCTAATGTGGAAAAAGCGGTAAGAACAATGAGTGATAAAACAATGACCAAATTGTTTAATGACTTCGGAAAAGATATTTATGCTTTAAGGGCATCCACAGATCAAAGAGATGATCCAATAGGTCAAGGTACTATCTTTACAGTTACGGGAAAAGATGGAAAAGATATAAAAATTACACAAGATCAATATGCAGCAATTGAAACGATTGCAGGCATTGCTCCTGCTGTAGCGGAAAACGCTGGTGGAACTCCTGCTATATTCAAGCCAAGCGGTAAAACTCTTGAAGACAAATATCCTGTTAAGAAAACTGAAGAGCCTACACAAGAGAAGGTCACTACTTTAGCGCAACCAACGCCGCCACCAAAACAAGAATTATCTCTTGAAGAGCAAGTGCAAAAAGAATTGTCTGGAGCAAAAAAAACCGGAAGAACAGTAACTCCACAGCAAGCTAAAACAGTTGAGCAATCAAGGCTTGAATCTGAAAAAAGAAGGCTTGAATCTGAAAAAAGAAGGCTGGAAAATTTAATTTATACAGTTCAAAGGGCTTCTGGTGGCAAGACATTAAAAGCTGGAATCACAAAAGAAACAGAAGCAAAAGTTAAAGCCGAGGTTGATAAAATCAATAAACAACTTGTATCTCTGTAATCAACTTGATAGGTATTTCATATGGCTTTTTCATTTGATGAACTGAAATTTGCAAGGGAGCGAGGATATTCTGATGATGAAATTTGGAATATAATTTCTTCTGAAAATAAAGAAATAGGTTTGGCAAAAGAAAGGGGTTATTCTCTTGATGAGGTTGCTTCTATTGAATCTGGGCAACCAATGCCAAGTGTTGAAGTTCCCGAACCAGAACCATCTGGATTCTTACGCCAAGCTGCTGATATACCGATCCAGTTTGCCAAGGGTGTAGGTAGTGCGGTGAGGGGATACACGGATTTGTTTGGCGCGGATAATGAAGTATCCAAATCCATTGCCGGTTATGAGGACTACATGGATAGCATACTCTCCGCTGAATCAAAGAAAGATTCAAAACGAGTAGCAGAGCTTTTACAGAAGGCCAAAGATGGTGGATTCTTGGATAAGGTTGCGGCAGGGTTTGAGGCGTTTGCATCTGCACCAGCAGAAATGACTGCAAATACTTTGGGGTATATGGTTCCCCAATTAGTATTTGGCGTGGCAGGCAAGGCCGCGCAGTTGTCTAAAGCAGCGCAAGTTGGTCTTACTATTGGAACTGGGTTTGCCCAAGGTGTAGGTATGGGTAAGGGGAATATCTACCAAGGCACTAAAGACTATCTCCGTGAGCAGGGTGTTCCAGAAGATCAAGTAGAAACGCTTGCTTCACAGGCGCAGGAATATGGCGGCAAGAACTTGGATCAGATTCTTCTCAGCGGTGGACTAAATGCTCTTGCTGCATCTACGGGTGCTGAGGCTATCTTGACTCGCGTTCTTTCCAAGCAAGGCAAAGAAGCAAGTAAAGATATTATCAAAGGTATCTTGAAGGGTGCTGGCGCAGAAGCTCCAATTGAAGGTGTCCAAAGCGCACAAGAAGTTATTGCTCCTAACATAGCCCTGCAAAGAGAGGGATACAATGTCCCTACATTCCAAGGTGCGATCGAAAGTGCTACAACCGGAATCGTTGCTGGAGGCGTTGTCGGCGGATTGGCAGGTGGAATAGAAGCTATCAGCGCAGAGCAGAAGGAACTCAACGATATTGAGAAGGAAGCTAACCGCAAGATACGCGACTTGGAGGCTGATAGTCCAGCGGCGCAGGCACTCTCCACAGAGATCACAAGGCTGGAGCGCGGCATTGATAACAAGAGACAAGACTTGGATACGCTTGAATCCACTTCACAAGAAGCAAGCAAGGCGAGGCTAGACATCGCGGCAGACCAAAAGAAGCTGGCTGTGCTTAAAGTGGAAGCTGCCAAGTTTGGATTATCGGAACCGATAGCTGAAATAGAAAAGCAACAGGCTGCGTTGGCTGGAGAGATTGCCGCACCCACCGAACCAACTGTCAAGGAATCCTTGACAGTTCAACCTACGGAGGCCGCGCCTGCCAAGCCAATAGTTACCGAAGAACCGCCAGTATCTATGGTGGGGAAAGAAGTGATACCGGGAGTCACGCCTATTCCAGTTGTGAAGCCTAAAGCGCCAGTAGAGCAAGTAGTCACGCCACCAGTAGAGGTTGCGCCAGCACCAGCTATCGAAGAAGAACCAATGTCTGTCAGCGATGAAAAAGAATTCGCTGAACTTAACGACTTGATGGAAAAAAAGGGGCAAGCGGAAAACAAAGTTCGTGGAGTTAAGTTCACGAAACAAGATCAGTCTCGCTACCAAAATCTTGTAACAAAATTCAGAGATCGGCTAATTGAAACAACAGACCCTAAAAATGATCCTGTAGTTGGAACCGATATAAACGGAACTCCAATACAGCAATCAAACAAAGGAACATTTTACACATTTGAAA